CGCCTGCAAGAAGTTTTTGTATTTGCGCCCAGAGGCGGCCCTGAGCGATTCCCGCAACCCGCCCGGCTGATACGTCTTTCCGCGCTGGCGCGTCGCGTAGGGCGCGATGGGTGCGCGGCGGGCGGCCTCGTCGCGGATCATCTGCGCCGATTCGAGAAGCGCCTGCCTAATCGGTTCGCCGGTCGCCGTCGCCTGCAGCTTGCGAAGCTGCTGCGTCAGGTCGTCAATCCCGGAAACGGTGATCGCCCGAACTTGTCGCGCCATTAGATCAGCACCTCAGTCGCCTGCATCGTGAGCATTTCGTCGCGTTCGTCAGGGTTCAGGATGCTCTTGATGTCGAAGTACCGGGTCCGGCCAGTCTTGAGGTCGTCGTAAGCGATACGCATATCCGGGGCGAGTCCAGGCAGGTAGCGTAGGCGTATCGTGTGGGTCAGGTCCGCGATGACTTGCCGCGCCGCGAAGAACTCGCGCCCGTTTCCAGTCTCGACGGAGGCCCATACCTCGGCGAACGTGCCCCAGGTCTCCGTCCGGTCCCCGTCGCCCGACACGTCGATGGCCTTCTGCTCGATGCGGATCTGGTGCCGCATCGCTCCGGCCCTCACAGCCACACCCGCCACGGCGCAATGAGTGCGGAGACGGCGAAGGGCAGTTCGGCCTCATCGACTGCGGCCGTCGTGCCCACGATGACCGCTTCGCGGTTCTCGTAGAAGTGCGAGGCCAGCATTCGGATAGCTTGCTTCAGTGGCAGCGGGACAGATGCCGCGTTATTCCAGCCGCAAACGAACTGAACTTCGATGGGGTCGGTGGTTTCAAGCGTGTCCGTGGGCCAGGTCTTGTTGTATTTGAGCCGCAGAAGTCCAGGAGTGCGAAGCGACACGGCGTACTCGGTCGTCGGTAGCGTGGTCTGGGTTCCCGCCGTGTTGGTGTACTTGAGGTGAGTGACCGAAACGAGCGGAGAGTAGGGGAGTGCGATCTCCCCAGAGGCCGGGAAGCCGTCCAAGAACAGCTTCCAGGTCTGCTGGAGAAATCGACGGTTACAGATCGTTTCCAAGTGTGACGCCGCCGCGTGGATGTATGGCTGTAGCTGGTCGAGAGGCTGGCCCTTAGCGCGTGCGTGCGCCTCGAACTCAGCTTCATACAGCGGCCATTCAGTTGGCGGCGTTACGAGTTGGAGGTTCATGGTTCAGGCGATTTCAGTTGCGGTCGTCGAGCCACCGAAGCGCGGGCCAGCCAGGGCGATAGCGATGCCGCCGAGAACCGGCGAGTCCACCACTTCCACGGCCTTGAGGCGCACGAACTGGTAACCAGTCGCCGCCAACTGTTCCGTCGCCACCTGGATCACGTAAATCTGACTCGAACCGGCCGTGGTCGCAAAACCAGCCGCCGCGCGGGCCGTCATCGCGCCCTGAATGTCGGTCGAAGTGATCGACTTCGAGAAGAACGGAACCGCCGTAGCGTTGGTGCCGCTAACGTCGTCGCAGGCCTCAACCGTGATCGTCGAGGTGCCGGTGGTACCGACACCCTTGTACACGATGAAGATGGCCGATTGGTGATTCGCCATGTCCACAATGTCCGAAGTGACCGTACCCGAAAAGGCATCGGCCACCGGGTCAAGGCCCTTGATGAAGTGCAGATTGTTCAGAAGTTCGTAGGGAATCATCTCGTGTCCTCCTTAGGCGCGAGCGTCAACCGTGACAAACGGCGACAGGGTGCTGGAGCCCTTGAAGGGCGTAATGGGTTGCTTGATGGCAGACTGCCCATTCACGTCGATGGACCACTTGAATGTCATTTCGTCGTAAATGAAACGGAAGTGCATAGACTGCGCCGCCCGCACGCCGCCCTTGGTGATGGTGACGTACTTGGACAGGTTCGCCAGAACCACGTCGCCCTTGTCGCCGAGGGTTTCGGCCTGCTCCACCGGGATCACCGGGAAGCCGAGGAACGTGCCGTACTGAATCGCACCGGCGACGCTGCCGTTCGGCAGGAACACCGGCTGCTGGCCGATGGTCATCAAAGGGAACTGGCCGATGACATCGGGGTTGCAAAGCCACACGATCCGATCGCCCGGTTCGCGGTAGAGGCGGGACAGCATCGACGTCGCGTTTTCGATCACGAACGTGTCAGCCGCCTGGCCGCTCTTCTTCGCCACGCTGACCATCAGGGCGCCGCCGAAGTTCTGAACGCTGAAGCCGAGGGGTTTGCCGACGCCGTCGCCGCGCCAGATGGCATCGTCCAACTTGAAGGCGATTTCGGAAGCGAAAGCGTTCTCGAAGACAGCAGCCATCGCCGGGGCGTTCCGCAGAAGTCGCTCGGTCGCATACGCCAAGCACTTCAGCGATTCAAGCCGGATTTCGTGGCGTGAGAGCTTCGGCTTCGTCGCGGTCGGGGCGTCGGCCTCGCCGGTCCAGTAAGCCTGCACGCCGCCGAAACGGGAACCGTTCGCGCGGCTGGTCTCGTCGATGTACGGCAGTTCGAGTGAGTCACTGCCTTCGCCAATCGGGATCTGATTCGTCAGCGGGAAGATCCGCGCCGTCTCGCGAGCGCGATTCAGAAGCGCCGTCGAAAAGTCGGTGCCGACAGCGAAGCCGCCGTCAGCCGGAACGGCCGAGGATGCGCCGGTCGGGCTCAGTTGCTCATACAGCCGCTTGTCAACGTTGCCGCCGAGACCCTGGAATGCGTCGCGCGGGGACATCGCGCAGGCGATGGCGAAAAGATTCTCGCCGAGGCTGGCAAATGGCCGCTTGGCTTCGTTGTCGCTCGTCACCCGGCCGGGTTCGCGCGAAGCGTTGGCTTTCGCCCGGTTTTCGAGGTTTTCGACAGCCGCAAGCTGTTCCTTGACGGTCTCCAGTTCGGCCTCTTTGGCATCGACAGCCGCGAGGTGCGCAACCGGATCGGCAGCGCCAGCGGAAGCCGACAAAAGCGCACTGTACTCAGTTTCCAGCGCGGAAATGCTCGACAGAAGTTCTCGTTTGTTCTTCATGTCTACTCCTTAAATTCGCCCCAACACACGCCAACGCCGCTCGCGCAACGCCAACTGATGCAGGGCTTTGTTTTTCTCCGCGCTGTACGCGGTAGAAGCTTCGGCGGCCAGTCGCTGACTAGCCATCAAAAATTGGGCGTTCGGGTCAGCCCCCAGCGGGACAACGCTGATTTCGTAGGGCTTCCACTTCGTCGCCATGTAGTGCTTGCGATCCTTCGGCGAATCCTTCGACAGTTCGATGTCGAGGATCTGCACGCCCATGGACACGTTGCGGAGCGTGCCCTCCTGGATGCGCTGCCAGATCGGCTCGACGTCTTCGGCTTCGGAGATCCGCAGCGTTGCCTCGTAGCCGCGCCCGGTGCGCTCGGCCGACTCCACCGAACCGATAACATTCTTGGCTTCGTAGGACTGGTGACCGTCGAGAACCGGCGCGCCAATCACGCTCGACAAGTCAGCTCCGCCGAGGTCGAAAGACAAGTCGTACTCTTCGCCCGTGAACCAGTTGAAGCGGTCAACCTTCGCGCCGGAGTAGAACAGAACGCGCCGCAGTCGAGGCGCGGTTTCGTCCGCGTCCATCGGGGCGAGCACCGCCGTAGGGCACTGTAATAGTTGCTCGATTGTCTTCATTGCTGCACGCCTCCTGCGAACTGCCCCGCTTGCTCAACCGGCACCATCGCGCCTTGAATCAGGTACTTCTCGCCGCCGTCGTAAGGGTTCAGGTTTTCCTTGGCGCGAATCTCGTTCGCGTTCAGCACGCCAATATTTCGCAGCGTGCTGTAGAACGTGCCGCGGCTCGCTGCATCGCCGCGCAACAGCGCGTCCATGTTGAACTCGGCGTAGTACAGCGCCGCTTCGCGCGGGCCGAAGAGCTGCATCTTGATCCGCTTCTCGATGCGCGTCAGCCAAGGCCGGATCGTGTGGGTCGCAAAGTCAATTCCCTGATGCTCGATGTTGTTATTGGTCGAGCGTGTCAGGTCCTGGATCATGTGCGGCGGGACGCGATAGATAGAGCAGATATCAGACTTCTGGTACTGTCTGAGCTCCAGGAACTGCATGTCCCTGTGATTGATCGAAACCGTCTTGATCTCCCCGCCCTGCTCAAGCACGCCGATCTTGCCCGCGTTCTTCACGCCGCCGAACTCCTGGAGAAACCACGTTTGAAGGTTTTTCCTCGCCTCATTCGACAGCGCCTGCGGAACCGTCAGATAGGCCGGGGGCGTGGCGTTATTGCGGAAGAAGTTCGCCCCATACGATTCAGCGTCAAGCGTCATCCCGATGCTCTGCGCCATGTAGGTGACGGGCGAAAACCCAGTCAGGTAGTCTTCGCCGTCGTAGCCTAGGCCGGGGATGTGAAAGATATCCGAGGCCGTGTACTGATCTTGGCCGTAGGTGTACACCAGAATGCCGGTTTGCTTGTCGCGCTTTACCGACATCTTCGAAGGGTCCATCGGCACAAGCCGCGTCACGTCGCCGCGCATGTTCGTGTAAATGCGCGCGTAGAAGTTGCCCTGCAGGCAGAGGCACTTCGCGGCGAGCTCCCAGAACTCAAACGCGCTCATGTCGTCGTTCGGCGAGTCGTGGAGCAGATAGTATAGAGCGTGGTTGCGGTCGATCTCCCGGCCGTCCCGCGTGCGCCGGTAGACGCCACACGGCAAGCTTCCAATGGTCTCGGCAATCACACGGACGCAGGCCCAGACAGCCGACAGGCGCATCGCCGAATCAGCAGACACACCGAAGGTGTACCCGCTCACCGGCTTGTACCAGAAGTCGTTATCAGGAGGGGGTGTTGCCCCCAGCTTGACCATCATTCGTCCGAAAAGATTCATGCTCACCAAGAAACTGAAACCGGCATCCGGTCTTCGTACACTGAGCGGTCCGAGTCGGGACCCATGACCATGATTCCCGTCGCCATAACTGCTGCAATTACAAGGTCGTTTCGAGTGCTGTCGCGATTGACCTCAGCGTGAACTGGCTTAATATTTCCGGCTGGATCAAAAGCCACCTCGGTGCAGTCAATACACCAGCGGAATATCTGACTGCCGCTGTGGACCAAGCGCCTTCCGTAAACCAGCGCCTCGAATCGCTTCGCGGCTGGCGACATCGAAATAAAACCTTGGCCGAACTCGATAACTTTTAGGCCCGCTCGCTGAAGCGCTTGCGCTGTATCATTGGCACCGTAGCGATCAAAGGCAATCGCCTCGATTCGGTACTTCTCGTAAAGCTCTAGAATGTGGGCGACTATAAAAGCCCCATCAACCACATTGCCCGACGTGAGAATTACATCCCCATCGTTCGCCCATATGTCATAGCGAACGCCGTCATGCCTTGATTTTTGGTGAACAACACCATCGGGCAGATAAGCCCACGCTCTGTAATAGACCTTGCCCTGGTACGGCCAGCACAGGCAAAAAGCGTTAAGGTCCCTTGTCGATGCAAGGTCTAGCCCGCCGTAACACGGAACGCCTGTCAAATCGGGAATGTCTCCCGCGCACTCATCCCATTCGTGTAGAGAGATCCATTGCGAGCGAACAGATGTCCACTGGTTCAAGTACAGCCGTCTGAATTTGTTTTGCAGTTCGGGGCGAGCTAATGCCTGCTGGAACTCTTCTTCGTAATCGTCTAACGACTGAAGAATCCCAAGCGTGGGCAATGCCTGCGGCCATAGCGATTTATCTGTCCAGTCCGCATCTGGCGCGACTTCGTAAATCAGCGGAAAATACGATTCGTCTATTACTTGCCCAGACAATACCCGTTTTGCATACTTGTACTCTTCATAGCAAATGCTTTGTTGGTTCTGCCCAGCGGTTGTGATGGCAACCCACAACGGATTCCGGCGCGACTTGCTGCCGGTCGTCAGGGCGTCGTATAGCTCCCTCTCTGCCGTTCCCCAAACGTGGAGCTCGTCGAAGACGACCAGCGAGGGGTTGTAACCGTGCTTACCAGCGCCGTCGCTGCTCAGTGCGCGGATCGTGCTGCCGGTTTCCTTGTGCCGGATCAGCTTTCGTGATTCGGTAATCTGTACCAGCGGTTCTAGATCCGGGTGAATCCGGATCATCGAAGCCACCGCATCGAAGCAGATGCTGGCCTGGTCGCGGTCCTTCGCCGCCATGTAGATTTCTTGGTTTGGCTCCGGGCTCAGGAAGAACTCGGCTATGACCAGCGCCGCTACCGTCTGAGTCTTTGCCTGCTTGCGGCCCATCGAGCAGTACGACTTGCGGTATACGCGCCGGCCGTCTGACCGCTTCCAGCCGAGGAGGTTGGCAATCAGCTTACGCGAGTGCGGCAGGAGCACGAACGGCTCTGGCTCGCCGCTCTTGGTTGACTTCGTCAGCGTCAACGTGCCGATCAGCGTCTCTGCCAGCGATACCGCGTCCTGGTCGAACCAGATACTACGCTCGCTGTTTCGCAAGCTCTAACACCGTTGCGGCCGCGCTCTTGGCCTTTTGTTTCTTCACGTCTCGAACCCCAGCCCGAGCCCGATTACGCGGACCCATGTTCAACTGCGCCCGAAGCTCATCTATCTCCCGCTGAATGGCCAGCCACTCACGGTTATCTGTCACCGCGTCGCGCCGAATCATCGCGTTCGCGAGGTCCGCGTACTGCTCGGAGTCAACCTGAAGGATCGAAACATTCGAGCGCCGGTTCTGATCGACGAGGCGCGCGAACAGCTTTTTGGCCTTCGGCGTCAATCCGGGCGGAGGCGTGATTTCCTCCTGGATCAACTGCACCTCTTTGGCCGGGTCGATGCGCGGCTGGAATCCTCTGGCTCCCATATTTCTACTTCTGTAGTACCTTTTCGGAAAGTTTCGACTTTATCGCACGCGATGGCGAACTTGGTGCTGCGTAAGAACTTGTAAGGATTAGGGTTACCCCTCCCTTCTGATCCTCACCTCTGCCGCCGTCTTCCGTGCATGGCATCGCAGGCACAGCGCTTGCAGGTTCGACCGGTCAAGCCTCGTCCCACCATCAGCCAGCGCGACGATGTGGTCTACCATCTGCGAGGCGTTTATCTGGCAGTGTCGGCAGATTGGCTCTTCTGCGCGAACCATGCGGGACAGCCGTTCCCATGTGGCATCGTATCCACGCCGGGTAGAGTCTGGTCTTAGGTCAGGTGCTCGCTGTTGCTCGGGGCATCTACCCTGGTGCGCTGCTCTGCAGCGTGGGCACCAGACGGGCGGGGCGGTGGGCATTCACTCAACCAGCTTTAATCGAGCGTCTACTAAGGCCGTCACGGGGACAAGCACGCCTTTGTAGTTGTTGTTATCGCCGCCGCTTTTGACCTCGCCCATCTTGAAATACTGCCTCGCTACTCTCTTTAGCTTGGCGGTGGGTACGATTAACCATTCATCGTCGTTGTACTCAAAGGCGTAGTAACCGGCTTTCGTAACGGCAATACCACTAGGCCTGCCCTTTTGCTCGAATTCAATGAAGAGATTGCCAGTGCTTCTGCACTTGCCATCCGATTTGACTTCGACGAGCTTTTCCCCACGGAGAATCGCCGAGATTGCATCCTCTCGTGATTGGCCGTGTTTAAGGTCGAGGTCAAAGCCTTCTCTGGCTTTGCCTATGGACAATGGTTTCTATTTCTGCCAGCGAACCCAGATGTCGCCTAACGGAGAAAATGCCTCATAGAACTTGTCGATATCACCGCCGAGGTAGACCACGGCGGAAGGAAACGGAGCGGCGTTCTCGTGACCGCTGAACCTCAAGCGGCCATCAATAAAGCAGATGGCGTAGTCACGGAACTTCCGAAACCAATCCGTGTCAACTCTCGCCGGGACGAGCGCAATAGCTTCACTGACGTTCCCAGACATGTACTCAGCCACCAACTTCTCAACCCAGACTTCAATACCACGACCGTAAGGCGGGTTCATGTAAACGCGCCCATTCCAGTCAGCGCTTAGGCCATTATCGGCCTGCTTGAAGTGGTTCACCGCGTTTACGTTGGGCTCGCCAATGCTATTACAGCAAGGGTCAAGGTCAATAACGCCAAGCGTCTTTTCGACAAGCGCCAAAACCTCAGGAGGCGTATACCACTCCGGCGAATCGCTAGAGAAGTGAACCGCCATTTTGCTTTGCTCAACCGGTTTAGGCTCGGGGGTTATAACTGGCGTTGTTGGTTGTTTCGCTTCCTGGACGGCTTGCCTTACCTCGCGAACGGTGGCCGTGCTGAAGTCGATGGCAGCGGCTACCTCTACCTGTTTGGACGGCGAGAGGGAGGTTAGCTGTACCGCTTGCGTTAATGACGGAGGCGTTTGTGTATTTGAATACACATTCTGAGTAACGCCAGAAGCCTGGATGTACTTGTATGCATTCTCGCGACTCCATCCCCAGCGGTCGCGGCAGTACTCCTCGAACGTCGAGTAACCGGACTGCCGGTAAAGCCGGTCGGATGAAATCTCCGCTAGTTCTCGTCCGATAGTGACGTATGCCAGCCCAACAGAGTCGATGCTGGATTGAATGACCGACTCTTTCAATTCAAGTGTCGATTGAGCGGCAGTGTAATTCGCTTCCAGTGTCATCGCTTCCATTTCACTCACTGCCGATACCCCGCACAAACGTCCATCCGGTGCTCGTAGTACGAGCCAATCGGCGCCTTCACCCGTCGCACCGTGTGGTTGTCCTGAGCATCCAATCGGCCACGCTCAGCCTTCAGAATCGTGCGGACTTGCTGGATGGGCTTGATGAGCTTCCAGGCCTTGAGCTTGCCGTTTGCCATCCGCACCGGCTGCAGCGCCTTGTACGCCAGCATCGTCAGAATCTGACGTTCCGTCGCCCGCAAAAAAATAGGGCCGTCTTTCCGCCGAACCTCGAATACAGGTTCAGCAAGAAAGACGGCATGCAAGTCGGAGATGGAGAGAACCGAAGAAGACAAGAAAGCCCTCCGGAGGAGATCGGCATGAAGCCGGTCAGGCTGGACTCTTTTGCGCTGTCCCAGGCAAGCGCCGGTAAGGATACCGGAATCAAGTCGGTCGCCAAACTAACTCGATTCCCAGTTTGAAGCCAAACCAAAACCGGCGCAAGATGTTTCCGGGGGCACTCCTAAGGAAAACCACAAGTAAGTTATCGAGGCTCGCATCCCGGAGGGTAGAGCGTCTCATTGCGAACGCATACCGCGCACTTTGGCGCCCGGTTGAACCGATAGCCCGTTGCGGCCGTGAAGTTGTCGAGCGGGAGCCACTTGCCGCAGCCCTTGCATTTTTTGCGCCTCATGTCGAAGCGGTCCCGGACCCACTTTTCGAGCTTCGCCGCAGAGCAGTAGCCATTCCGAACGCGGATGGACTCAAGCGCTTCGAGGATCTCGACGCCGATTCTTTCGTCCTGCGTCACGCTACACCTCCGCACGCCGAACAACTCGCGCCCCTCGACGCCAGCCAGTCTAAACGCGCCTCGCCGTGCAATTCAGGCGGCGGGTCAGGGTAAACCATGCCAGCGCCTCCGCAAACGCCACAGGCAGGCTCCGCGGCCGCAACGACGGCCAATCCTTGCCCTGGGGGGCGGCGTGAATAGTCGCCGTCGTAAAACCAGCGCTCTAGATGCGGTATGAAGTGCTTCCGGTCCCGGAACCGCTTGGTCGCATGGTGTTCTGACCAGCGATCAAACGACACTTGGATTTTTCCTAGCCACTCGACAACGGGAGAGTTTGACTTCACGAACTCTCGCTCTGCAGCCGCTGCCGCCCTTGGCACGTTCCCCGGCTCCAGCCATGCCTCCGCGAACTGCTCAACCTTCGCCCGTATCAGTTGGGTCGGGTCCGGCTCGCTCCAATCGAACTCAGGCTGCTGCCGTGCGGTTGCCCTCTTCGGTTCCGGTGGCTTCTCGGGAAACGGCGGAACGCTCGATCCGGTATCCGGCATCAGGTATCCGGTATCCGGTATCCGGTATCCGGTATCAGAGCGTGCTGACCCTGGATTTTGGGGTCTATCATAGGGGGTAAAACCCTGGGTTTTGGGGTCTATCATAGGGGGTAAAACCCGGTGCTCGCCCTGGGTCAACCCTGGGTTTTGGGGTCTATCATATAAATCGGCCTCAGTACTACCTAAAATGGGGTAGTTTTGCGGCGGTGGGATAGTACTCGGCCCTTCTTTGTAGTGTGGTCGCTGGTGCTTGTGCCAAGCGAGGATTTGCACGTATTGGGCACCATCGGCGGCGTAGCGGAGGATGAAACCGGAAGACTGGAGGTCATCCATAGCCTGCTCTGCGTTGAACTCGTCGCATGGGAATAGGCGCATTTTGAGACGGCGCGGCCGGTCTTCGAGCCGCCCTTCGCGGTCGGCCTCGGTCCACAAGCCGATGAATAGTAGTCGCGTCAGCGGGGGCAGTTCGGCGAGGACTTCGTTGGTGAAAAAGCCGGGCTTGATGTTACGGGCGCGGGGCATCGTCATCCTCCCCGAGCACCTTCCGCGCCCAAATTTCGTTTACGCTTCCCTTCGGGTATGCCGTTGGGTTCTTGATGATGACCAGCGCCGCCACGCGGTTCTCGCGCTTGTAGTGCTCGGTCATGGCGGGGATGTTGGGCTTTTCAGGCCTGCGGGGCTTCAAAACAGCACCTCCTGCGCCAGCCGCTTCGCAGCCACCTCGCAGTACTTCTCTTCGCGTTCGATGCCGATGCACCGAATCCCGGCCTGCTTGCAGGCGACTAGGGTGGTGCCGGAGCCCATAAAGGGGTCAAGGACCATGCCTAACTCGCCAGGACATTTAGCGAGCGACCATGACATAACCGCAATTGGCTTCATCGTTGGATGGAGCTTTTGCTCGCCTGCCCAATGGTGGGATAAGTGCCTGACCTGTCTCCCGTAGTCAGTCCAAGCCAACTCACACTCGGAGAAGGAAACCCCATCTATTACCTTGTGCCAAACAAGCCAATGATTCGACGGAGGCAAAACATCGGTAAAGTAGTTGCCGCCCCATATGCAATGGCGCTCACCAATTGATAATAGACACTGGATGTCTGGGCGCTCTTTGTCCCAGTCACCACGATGAAACTTTTTCTTTCCGTTACCGAGTGTCATATTGCAGGCGTCAATCCCGTACGGCGGGTCCGTCAAAACCAGATCCACCTTCGACAGAGTCGGCAGAATCTCCCGGCAGTCCCCGTGATAAATCGTGATCCCGGCGTGCTCGTAGTAGGGCTTCATGCCGCCACCGCCCGCAGATGAATCACACAGCCCGGAACGTCCAGTGCGTCAATCCCTTCGCCGGGAAACACCTTCGACGCCGTAAGGCTGACAATTCGAGCATCATCCTCATACACTCCTGCCGTGGTCAGCGCGTCGCAAGTCGAGCGAACGAGCTTGTCGATGTCTGGCTTCCGGTCGGGAAGCGTGCGGCGTGTCTTCGGTGCGCTCTTGGGTTTTGGCAGCGTGAAGACCATCTCGGCCCACAATGGCCCGACGATCTTCCCACCAACCTCCCGCGCCGCCCAAACCACAGCCTCCCGCCACGGCTTGACCTTCTTCGACGATTCCACCATCCGTCCGCCGCCAACGTGGCGTTTCGATCCCTGGGGTCCAGGTGTGCCGATCACCGTAATGGTGATACTCTCAGAATCCATATGGCCTCCATGTGCCAGAACCTCCCCGACGCGTCGGTCGCCAAACTTTCAGCGGCGGGGAGGGCGATTAAAAACGGTTGAGACGCGCCTGGATGTAGGCGGCCCGGTCTAGTTGCTGTTGGAAGCGCTCGGGCTCGAAGTGCCGCACCGGGCGCACCGGCTTAGTTGGCCGTATGTCGCGGACGGGCTCGGCTTCGGGCGGCTTTTGGTAGCGGATGTTCAGCGGGCGCGGCGGCTTGGGCGGCTTCGCCTTTGGCGTGCGTTGCAAGAAAAATGTGCTATTTTTTCTTGCAGGATCGAGGCGTCGCGCTGCGTTGATGCGGTCCTTCCGCTTGGCCCAGATGTTGCTGACGTATTCGACGGCGTGGGCTTCGCAGAGGGTGTAGCGTTCGATGCGGGGACCTCCGCAGATACGGCAGGTCGTCGCCTTCATTCAGCCGGTTCCACCCGCCGCACGATAAACGACTGCGCCTGCACGTCGGGCCGGGCGGGACGGCGGAGGACTTCGATGTTGTCAACGAACGTGATGATGTCCGCCTGCGTGTCGATGGCCCGCCCGACGTAGCGAGATACGAGGTCCCACGGGATCGTGGGGTCGTGCTGGATGATGAGGCGGGTCATCGACGCCTCCGGATGACGCGCAAATCCTCTGGGAAGGCGCGCTCGATATCCTTCCAGTGGAGCCCGCTGCAAAAGAACACCTGATTCCATGCCAAGTAAGAGCTTGCCTTGTGGTGCTTAAATCCGACGACAGTTCCCTGGAGCCACGGATGCCGCTTGCTCTGCACGATATCCCCCTTCCTGATGTTCATCCCGTCACCGCCTGATACAGCGCGTGGGCGAGGGCGGCGGCGGGCTGCTCGTCATAGCAATGCTTGGTCCGCCAATTCGGATTCCGCCCGTTATGAGCGGTGCCACGCATGACCGTATCTCCATACTCCGGGGAATTGATCGACCAGCTACGGGCGTTCTCGTCTTGCTTTCTCCACGCCTCCGCCGCCCGGACGGTATGCGGCAGGAACTCGCGATACTTGGGCAGGGGTTGCCATTCCACGCGATCGCCCTCGACCCAATACCCGTCGCGGTCAACGACGACGCGCAGGCCCTCGCACTTTTCCGCAATGATGCGGTCGTGTTCTCGCGACCAGGTCATGCCGTCACCTCGTCATAAAGCCGTACCGCCGCCGTCGACGATTGCGTCTCGTGTTTGGTGCCCCGGCCATTGACAACAAACCACGTCGAAACGCCGCCGTATTGGTCGATGCGGATCTCGGCGGTCAGTCGCGCAAATCGCGACGAATCGCTGGCAAGGATTACCTGATATGTGCCCTCAAGGCTCGTGATCTTCATACTTCCTGTCTCCTCAATCTCTCAATCGCTTCAATCAACATCTCCGCCTCCAGGTCGGCGGTGCGAAGATCGCCGCGCAGTACGCGGAGCCCTGCAAGGTCCATCCGGCCATCCCAGCGCCGCACCACCTCTAACGTGTCCTCTAGGTGCTCGCGGCACCGTTCCACCCGCGCCCGCAGCGCCTCGACGGTCATCTCCGGGGCGCGGTCTGCGGCGGTGCGCCGGGAGCGGGGATGGGGTTTGGTGGGGGTCATTGGGGGCCTCGCATGGCGTCGATGGCGGCACGGATGGCCTGCTGCGGGTTCTCGTCGTCCTCGTAGAAGTCGGAGGCGCGGTCCCATACTCCGTCATTGAACCAATCTTCTCCGTTCAGTGACTGATCGATGATGCGCGTCAGCCGCTCCGAGTCCCCCTTTTCCGCCGCAAGTTCGGCTTCGAGTTGGGCGACGCGCTGATTTAGCCGCTTCACGTCGTTCTCGTACATCTCGGTCATCTGGCCCACGGCTCTGGTGCTCATTTCGCACCCCGTGCCGCGTCGATGGCGGCGTTGCGGGTCTTGCCGTGGTGGTAGCGCCTGCGCCACCGGCTTTACCGCAGCCTTGCGCCCCGGCTTCTTTCGCCGCTCGACGCCGAATCGGAACTGATGCGGCATGGTCCCTCGCTGGGCGCGCCGCTTGTTCCGCTCCCTTGCTCGGTAGCAGTCGGAGCAGAGGGCGAATTCACAATTGATATCGCGCGGCTTCCCGCACGCCGGGGTACGGCACACGGTGGCCTTGCCGCGCTTCGGGACACCGGCCTCGCGGCGGGCCTGGTCGGCCTTGGCCGTGGCGTAGGCGTTGTAGCAGGGGCGGCAGAGGGCCAAGTCACATTTTGGGTCGCGCGGGGCTTGGCAGACGCGGCAGTGGGTGAGGGGCTTACGGGGCATCGGTCATCCTCCCCCACGTCGCCCAATCCACCACGAGAACCGGCTGCCCCGGGACCCGCAGCCACGGGCCTTTACTGGTCACGGCCTCGACGGTCACATGGACGTTGCTCCGCGTGACATCGCCGATGGTCGGGTGCCAGGTGATCCGGTGGACGGATCGCAGTTCGGGGCGGGTGAGTTTCTCGATCTCCATTCGTTCCTCCTCTCTGTACTCTTCGATCTGCCATCTCGGCGTGCGCTCGATGGCGGGGTCGTCGTAGTGGATGCGCCTCAGCATCTGGCCCGCTCCCACACGGCAGCGATGGACACGGCCTGCTCCCACGTAAGCGCACCCATGGACCGATACCATTCACCCTTCCGCCAAATGCCGTAGCGCCAGTAGCCATGGACTGACGGGTAGCCCCGGACGATGTATCGGTGCTTATTCATCCGTTCCCTCCGGCCCCCACCCTGGAGCCACATGCGCCTTTGCTGCGCGTAGAGGCTCCATCGGGTAGTACTTGCGCTTGTGGTCCCTAGCGCCCTCTTGGGTCAGAAACAGGAGAGGTATAGGCCGAAAACTTTCAGCCAAAAAGTCACCTGTGATCCTGTGCTTCAGTACCCAGAACTTATTTGGATTAGTCATTGTCCGTCCCCTCCGGCGCGGGCGGCATTGGCAGGGCGTGGGTGGGCTCATCGAAGAGTTGCTCGCGCATCGTGCCACTCTTGCCCCAGTACTCGCCCAACCATCGACACTTCATCCACTGCTGCGATCCGGGGCACCACACCAACCACCAATTCCCATCCCGATGCTTCTCCCCGATGGGCTCCGGCACCGTCAGCCGTACCTCGGCTATCAGGGCGGGGAGGGCGTTGTGGGCGAGGGCGATGAGACGAGAGTCGGCAGCGCTGATAAACCCGGTGAGCCGAAACCCTCTATTTGTGCCGTCGTAGTATCCTTGGCCTGCTTCGATGGCCCAGTATCTTTCGTCTGGTTCGTCGTCAATGCCAGCGTTGGGGACCAGCGTTATCTCTCCCGGCGTCGCGGCCTTCAGTGCCGCCTCCAGGGCGTCGAGGGTGGCGGGGGTTAGGCCGGGCATGGGATATCCTCCAGCTGCAGGACGACGTATCCAGGCTCGATGCCGAACTGGCCGCCTGTCAATATCCAACGGATGCGGCGCGTGAGGATATACATTGGCTCCCCGTTGTAAGTCGCAACGTGTCCGTCGATCATCTTTAGAAGCTTTACTATGTCGCCCCTTTGGAATCCTCGGTCATCTCGTCGCACCTCGAAAGTCTTATCGCCTCGGGCGACAGCGTCCCAGTATTGCGGCAGTGTCTTCAATTCGTGTATCTGTTCCATCTACTTCCCCTCCTGCCCATCCACCCACTGAATCGCGGCGGCTTTCGCGGCGTCGAGGGTGGGACAAAACTTGTACGTGCAATACCGCGAAGCGGCGTAAATCTCTGCCCACCAATGAAGGATTGGCCCAACTTCCCGAATGATTACAAGGTGGTTCTTGTAGATTGCGGTTGTCATCTTAGGCCCGGCATCTGTTTCACGCCATTCGGCATCCCGCCCCCGCCACATCGCGGCGGATTTGCGGAGGAGGGCGGCGTCGGATTCGTGGTCGCGGTAACCAGCATCAAAGGCCAGTTCTTCTAATCGGTCTGCTTTTTCTTGGTTGGTCATAGGTCAAACCTCATAAAAAACAAGACAAACAAAAGGCCAAGACCGGCGAGAGCCACCAATCCCACGACGCCCAATATGTACGCCGTCTCGACTAACCATGTCGGTATGTGTATCGTCATTTCCCCTCCAGCCGCGCCAGGGCGGCTTTGTATGCGGTCGCAACCGCGTGTTGATCCCCTGACAAGATCCGGTAAAACGAATTGCCGTCCATCGTCGGAGTGCCGTTGCCGATCTTCCAGGCTTCCGCTTCCAGCGCCGCCTTCGCCACCTCGACGGCTTCCAGCGCCTCGGCCCCGGCGAGCAGGGCGGCGCGAGTGCGTTGGCCCATGCTCGGCATCTGTTCCGCCATCTCCCGCAGCCGCGCGGCGTGCTGATTATTCGGCATCCCCCGCCCCCTGCCCCGCCCGAAGCGCGGCGGCACGTTCTTCCTTGCAGGGCGGTTCCGGTCGGATGAAAAACAAAGGAGGAGCCCACACAGCAACCAAGAACCCTATGGTCAATAAGGCTGACCTAACATTAATCGTGGACTTCGGTTCGTTACTCATCCATTCCTTCCTTTGGCAGCAGCGCAGCGGCCCCAACCTGCTCAATGACCTTCATCTGTAAGCTCTCGTCTCCGTCTCGCTTGGCTTCGAGAACTCGGATAACCGTGTCGATGCCGTGATGAAACGCCTCGTATTTCTCGCCGGTATGCCCGCCGCCGTAATCGTGGCAGCCGTAGGCCAGCGTGATCGCGCTCCGCCACGCCCCTTCCGCCGCCTCGCGCTTCACTTGGGCGAGCCAGGCGAGGGCGGGTTGGGCGGAGATCGAGAAGTAGTTGTCGCGAATCCGGGAAACAAATTCGATCAAGGCCGATGCCTGATAGGTGTCTCCGTTGTCGATGACCCATTCCAGTTGCTGCTCGATCCGCTTCAGCGCCTCCACGGCCCGAGCTTCCCCGGCGCGGGCGGCGTCGAGGTCGCGGAGAAATCGATCCTCCCAGTCCATGAACTCGGTAAGCTGCTTGTCTTTGACATACACGGCTTCCTGCCAGCCTTCCGCCTCGGCCTTTGCCGCGTCGCGTTCTTTGACTACCTCATCGAAGTGGGTCAGCGTGGCGGCTAGATCAAACCGGAGCTTTTCGCGCTCGGCCTCCAGTTCGGCGATGCGGGCGCGGAGGGCCTGCTCTAGTTCTTCGACCTCGGGAATGTCTAGGGCTTTGCATTGCAAGCATTCCGGCCCGTTGTTGTGAATACACTTGGGTTCGTTCATCGTCCACCTCGCGCCGCTCGAAGGGCGGAGAGAAGGTCGGCGGCCTCGTGCTGCCCGACGCTCCAGTAGTTGTCCTCGTCGCCGTCTTCGGAGTAGCAGTAGTAAATCGTGCTCTCCTGCTCGGCGGCCCAATCCAGCAACTCCGCCTTCTCCCGCCACTCTTTCACCCGCTCGGCGGCGGCCGGCAGGGGGAGGCTGAGGGCGGCGTTGGCCTGCTTAAAGTCGGCGACTGACGGCCAGCCATGAGGCATCCAATGATGCGCCCCGTCCGCCTCGTCGATACCGGGAGCAAAAGGCAACATACTAACTCGGTATGCGCGTGCAAAAACCTCCAGCGCCCCCCGCAACTCGACCACGAGCGCGGCGAGGGCGTCGCGCTCGGCTTCGCAAGCCAGCCAGCCCCGCCGCAGCGAATCAATCTCCGTCATCAGCGATATCTTGTCGTGGTCAATACTCACCGCCCCACCTCCGCCTCTTTCCACGCCGCCACGACCTCACCCCGCGCCGCCGCAGCCGCAGCATCGACGCCGGTACGGAACCGGGCGTAGCCTTCAGCGAGGGCGAACAGCGCACGGGAGACGGCGCCAACCGCCACGCTGAGCCACAGGATGCAGTGATACAGCCCATCGCGTCCGGTGGTGCGGTGGCGGAGGAACGGCAGCATCGCCGCAAAGCACGCGAGGAGGGCTAGGGCGGGGATCATGCGGCCTCCGTGGCGGCAGCGAAGGAAGGCAGCTTCTCTTGCAGCCGTTTCAAGAGATCGTCATGGTCCAGTTTGCGCTCCCGCGACATCGCGGCAAACACCTCCCGCTCGGTGATAATGCCCATCTGGATACAGCGCAACGTGGTCAATGTCTTGAGCGCGCTACAGTCGTGCGCGTCCTTGTAGAGTCGCCACACATTGCTGCCATAGATCCGGTGCGTGTCCAGCGAAAACAACGGCGCAAAGTTCCTAGACCACGATTCCGGATCAACGCTAGGGCTCAATTTGCACAGCTCAAGGATGGCCGTGATTGCGCCGGGGTTGCCCTCGGCAACCTTAATCGCGGCGCTCATAAACGTGTCTTGTAGGGTAATTCTCGATCCGACTTCCATCTTTCTCTCCTCCTTCCTCCACCCCGTCCGCATCGGACGGGGGTTGTGTGTCTGGTTGCCAGAGCCACTGGGGGCTGGCGTAGTTGTGGCGGTCGCTGGTGGGGAGGTCGTCGTCACCAAGCGTGGGGCGGAATGTTGTCATCAGCCACCGCATCGAACGGACTCGCCGCTCCCTCGATCACCACGCCACCGGTCTTCGGCAGATACAGATCCTCCAGCCGCACGCCCTTATCGTTCGCCTTGGCCTTGCAGCGAACATCGACGCCTTCGAGTTTGGCGTTGATCTTCCGCAGCCAATCCGGCCCGGTAAGGTCGGACGGCTGACAGCCAAGATCGACGAGCCGTTCCTTGGTGTACGGCAGAGCGTTGGGGCTCAGGAACTTCATTACGCTGTCCTGCCGCCCATCTGACATCTCCAGTGCAAACTCCAGAGCCTGCGTCTCGCGCTCGCCGAGTTTCTTGTGACGGATGCCGATGATCTTGCCGTCGTAATACTGGCCGTCTTCGTACTTCACGCCGTCACCTTTTCAGCCACCGGAGCCTGCGTCACAGCCGCCAACTTGTCGCGCAGCGCCGCCGCCGCAGTCGCCTCGCCCATGCGGGACTCCGTAGCCGCGACAACCTCATCAATCGGGAGTTCGCCGGGGGCCAGAACCGAAACGTACTCGGTCGCCTCGGGGACGTAGAACTTCTGAAGGCGGCCGAGGGCACGCCAGTAGTACATGGATTCGGGGTCCTGTTTGTACGTCTCTTTCTTGTCGTAGCCGGTGCGCTTGGCGTCCTCTTCGGTGAACGACGCGCGGGCAGGCTTCGCGCCATCCATGACCTTCTCGCCGTTTTTGTTCAGTTCAAGGATGCAGCCCTTCGTGTCGCGCTGGATGAACGTCCAGGTGTAGCCGTGCCGCCGCATCAGCAGCTCCAGGACCGTGCCCATCATCGCCGGGATGCCGTTGATGAAATAGATCCCCCGCGCCGCTTGAAACGCGCTGAGGCCCAATTCACGGCCAAAGCGGATACGCATCGCAATATCGGCCGCGTCGAGTTTCTTGCCACTGCCCGACGTGCCACGGGCGTACATGAGGCCTTGGGCAAAGTCGGTCTTCATCTGAAGAGCTTCGCCGTGTTCGGCGCTGCCTCGATCGGATGCCGAAATGATCTGGTCCAAGATGGACGACATCAGCTCAGGCTGCGGCTGCGCTGCCACTGCCTGCGCCTGTTGAATCTGCTCCACGAGGGGAGCGGTCTGTGTTGCCATGGTTATTCTCCTTCCCTGTTACGCCGGGAACACGCGAAATGGACGGGACACGGACGGCTTGACGACCGCCTCGTACACATCCGGGAACTTGGTCTTGAGCGCCTTGGAATCGACGCGCATTGATGTCTGCGGCTTGTACAGAACACGGAACCCCGGAGCGGTCGCGCCGGCACGATCCTGCAGGAGCCGCGTCGCCTCCTCTTTCACCGACTCCATCGCCTCCTCTGCTTCGTCGCGAACGTCGCGGAGCTGCAAGTACTCCTGCGCCAAGTCGGCCAGCGCCGGGATCTCGGCGTCAGTGTCGTCAGCGTCCACCGCTTCAAGCAGCGCAACGCCTTGGCACGAGTGCCGCCACTCGCAGGACTGGCAGCGCTTATCTGACACCGGCAAGCGGTCGGGCTCGCCTTCGCCCTGGGCCATTGCCCAGAACTGCGCCACCATCTCGCGAACAAGGTCGAACGCTTGCGCGTCGAAAGTGACCTCGAAGTGATCGAACCGCCAGTTACTCGGTTCGAGAATCGCGAACGCGCCCCAGCGGTAACCGGCGTGGCCCATATACCACTGGATCTGAAGTTGGTACGAGAGCGGTAAGCCTTCCTTCTGGAACTTGCGGAAGCTCCGCTCATTGGCCGACTTCGTTTCGAGGATGCCGGGGCCGCGCGGGTCGTTCAGGATGATGCGGTCGGGTTGGCCGATCTCGTATTCCCTCTGCCCTTGGATAGTCTTGCGGCGGCGCACATCGTTGCCGGTCTTCTCGCAGTACTCCTGCACGATGAGAGGTTCCAGCTTTGTGCCGCGAATTAGATGTCCTTTGAACTCGATGGCGTAGTCGGGCTCGATGCCTCGCTTCTGATACCAGAGCTTCCGAGCGCATCCGTATGGCGGGGCGTTGACTACGCTACCGATGTCACTCCCGCCGATGTGTTTCGTTCTGTCCATGTTTCCTCGTTGAGACAATACGGGGCCGCTGCGCTGCGAGAGCGCCGCTTCGTTGGTTTGGCCCCGATGGACCGGCCTAGGGTTCCACGCTTTCCACAGCGCACGAATCCGGTTAGCGACTTAACGGCGAGCGCCTCGTTTTTCGTAAGTTAGGCCGATCTATCCGGACCAAGCCGGATTAGTTCCAGAATTGAAAGATATTGACGCCGATGGACAGCGCCAGCAGGTACGCTTGCACGTCGTTCCAGCGGTCTGCGCGCTTCACGCGGGCTTCAAGATGTTCAATAGTGTTGGTCATAGTTCTCCTCGGGATTCCCCACCCTCCGGCTAGCCGAAGCCAGCCGGGCCGGGTCGGGTGGGGGCTGTTACCTAAACACGTTCGAGCTAAATCCGCCTACTCCTTCTGTGATTTATGCCCTGTTACGCTGGGCGCGTGGCGTGAAGCCAAGCCGGGGCAAGCGGCCCCCGCTTCGGTTCACGGCTTGTGAAACGCCGCGCGAAGTATGGCGTAGGCGAGTAACTGGAGTATTGCGACATCTAAACGAAACCACTGCTTGTGCTTGCACGCCTGATATCCGCTCTGGCCAAACAGAAAGCCTACTGTTGTCACTACCAGCAAATACACCACTTCACTTTGCACGCTTCCCCTCCTTCTGCAACGCCAACCGCAGCTTCTCCTGCTCGTTCCGTTCCTCGACCACCACCGCGCCGATGCGAATGTAGTGCTCGATCATGGCCTTGGCCGTGGCTTGGGAGTCGATGGCGCGGCGGGTCACTGGCGCACCTGCCAGGCGAGTTGCAGGCCCACCGCAGCGTTGAACACCAGCACTGCCGCAACCCCGCCGAACGCCATCCGCTCGAACAGGTACAGGTGCGGGGTCGCTAGAGCGTGATAGCCGCAGGAGACGCCACCGGCAAGCATGGCGAGGGCCATGAGGGCGACTACGATGGCCGCCTTCACCGGGGCCTCCCGATGCCCTGCATGTGGTAATTGATCGTCAAAATAGCTTCCCGCACGCGCCGGTCTATCTGGGCTTCGCTGGCCGTTAGCCCGCAAAAGATGCAGGTGTCGCCCATGAAGCAATACTCGTGCCTGCCTGGGATTCCCAAGTCTTCTTTCTTCTTGCAATCGTCTTCGCTAACCCGTGGTTCGATCACCGGGGCCTCCCGATGTCGCAAATGATCAGATACCCGAAGCCGATCACCAGCGCCATCGTAAACGCAAACTGGATCACCTCGCCGGGTGGGATATTGAGGAGAGCGGAGGTCACGCCGCTACCTCCGCCGCCTGCAACTGAGCGAGCCGCATTCGAATGTACTGCGCCTGGGTGAGCTTCAGTGCAGCAGCCTCGGCCTCTACCCACGGCACCTGATCGGGCTCCAATGACACGCAAATACGTTTTGTACCGTTTTGCGCCGTTTCGTTACGTTCTGCGTTCATATGACAACATTACGTCAGGTGACCGCCGGTTGTCTACAAAAATTACGAAACAAATTTTGACCGGCGAAAATTTTCCCCTGAAACGCAAAAGACCCCGCGCTAGGCGGGGTCATGCGGGCACGGGCGGCGGCGAAGGCGGGCCGATACCACAGCGCCGCACCGCGGGCACGGTGCCAGCTTGGGCGGCTTGCCTGGTGGCCGCTTGCGGCGGGCCAGTTCGGCTTCGAGGGCTTCGCGGGGGATGCGGGAGAGGTCGGGGAGTTTAGGGATAGGCCTCTGTGGGCAATCGCACGCCCCGCTGCGCAAGCATCTCAACCAACAATTCCGCGCTCATCCCGCCGCCGCAGTTAATCGCGGCAAGGCAATCGGCCGATGTGCCACGCGGTTCATCGGTGGCGTGGGTGTAGCCGTCCGTTCCTTCCCAGAAGGTCATGTCCTGTTCGTGGGTGCATTCGTCGCTCATGATTGCAGCGATGCGCTTGATGTCTTCGGTAGTCTTGAGTATCATGGTTCTCCGGCCTCCCAGCCGGTGGATTAAAACATTTTGTTGATTGCTGTTGGACTAGGCCGGGCGGCTAGCCCGGCCTTTTTCATTTACGCCGCTTCGAGCAGCTTTACCGCCAATGCCGTCCAGCGCACAAGCGCTTCGCCGGTGGCCTGATCGTCGCGGCGCCCCTTCAGTATGTCGATGATGGTTCCGGCGGCCAAGGCCTGCGCCTTTGCGGTCGCGGCATCAATGCGGGCGATCAGCGCCGTGGCTTTCGGATTGTCGGCGGGGATCATCGCCTTCCATGTCGCTACGCCTTCGGCATACTGCGCCATCAGGTCGGCTGCATATTCGATTTGCTTAACAGTGCCAGTCATTTGCTTGATCTCCTCTACACCTCCAGAATACACATACTCCACAGTATGTGCAAGGGAAAAACGCACGCCCCAAATAAAAAAAGCCCCTGCCGGTTAGGGCAGGGGCATTTTGCTGACGTCGGGAATATGGTCTACAAACGAAAAAAGCCCCCGCCGGTTAGGGCAGGGGCTCGAGTATCTACGGCAGTGCGGGCTTTACCACGTCTGAATTTGTACGCGCTTCCACGCGCCGCTGGCAGTGCAGAAATACAGATAATCCACATCCCCGGCGATGGTTCCTGCCGTACACGCTGCCGCCGCTGAGGCTGGAGTCGTCGGGCCAACGACCAGAGACCAAGGCACCCAAGCTGCGCCGTTCCATCGGAGCAGTTGCCCCAGAGATGCGCCCTGCTGCCGGATCTGCGACGGCAGAAACAGCACGGTTGGCGTCGGCACGGTCGTGGAGCGGATCGCGCGGATGGTGGTCGCGCCGGTCGGGACCACCCAGGTTTCTGACCAGCCCGCGCCACTCGTGGGCGAATAGCGGGCCGTGTACGACGTCCCGGTGGGCGTGATGGCGTCGTTGGGGTAGAGCGTGATACTGAACGCGCCGTTCGCCACGGTCACAGTCTGCGACCAGCCGGAGAGCGTTTCCGAGCCAGCGTACAGCGGCTGACTCGTCGCCGGGTTGTTCAATGTCACGACGACCGCACCGCTCCAGTTGCCGCCCATGGGCGTTTTGATAGTGTCGGTGATAGTCACGGTCGTCTGCGCGTGCAGCATCGCCCCGGCAAAGGCCAGGTAGAGAAGGTATTTCATGGGTGGGGCTCCTATTTGTTCGTTTCCGCGTTGACCTTAGCCAATGCGTCGGTGAGGAATTTCGGCAAGCGCCAGCCAGCGCGGCCGACGTTCTCGGCGATGCTGATAAGTTCAGTGGCACAGAACCAAGTCGCCATCATGCTTGCGAGGTCGAAGCCGATGGGATGGGCTGCAACAAAGGCATGAATCGCGGCGATCAACAGCAGCGCCACGGCCTTTTTGACGAATCCTCGGCGCGATACGTCCGACGACACCGCGCCGGAGGACCACGCCACGAGAAAGCCCGTAGCAAAGTCGATGGCTTGCAGGATCAGGAGTGCTTGCAGTGCCACGCTCATTGACAGAAACACCCCCATTAATGCGCCCGGTAGGGCCAGGATCATCTTTTTCGCTGCGGTCATTCCGGCTTCCCTCCCACGGCTTTCGTAATCAGCACCTGGAACTCAGCGAGCTTCTGCATCGCGTCGGCCAAGGCTTCCTCGTCGATGATTTCCTTCCCCGTCAGCCGCTCTACTTCGCGGGCCATCAGCGGGGCGGACCATTCGAGCGTGCGCATGGCGTTCTGCAGCTTCTCCGGGCCACTGCCGCCCGCCTGCTCCGCGGCGGTCACCGCGCTGTAGACCGTCTGCGCCAGCGCATTGAGCGGCGGCGGCGTGAACATCAGCGCGATGGGCGCGGCGGTCTTTACCCCGCGCCCCAGTTTTTTCAGCCAGCCCCAAGCCATTACGGCCGCTCCAGGTCGTTGTACACGCGCCGGTAGCCATCCTCGCCATTCACGGCAATCTGGTAGGCGGCGTCGTGGACCTCGATCATGCGCTCGAACGTGCCCATGTCGTAGCGGAGGTGCAGGTGGATTGGCTTGTCAGGCGGGAAGCCTTCGCGGACCATCTCTTCGGCGTCGAAGTACGTCTCGCCGAGCCCGCCACCGTTAGCGATCAGCAACGGCGTCGGCAGGCCCATGCCGTTGCGATACCGCATGGACTTCGCGGAAAGCTCCTCGGCGAGCAACCGGCCCTCCTGCACGGTGGCCGTGTCGGTGTCTAGCTTCCCGGCGAAGGTCGCCTGATATTTCTTCAGAATGTCGGGCTTGCCGACTTTTACGATGCGATCAAACATTTTCAGTCTCCAATGTTTCAATGGTTTCGGGTTCGCCAAACGTAGCCGCCAAGAGCCATATCTGCCGCATGTCGTCATCGGCCACACGCAAGCATCCGAACGTGGGCCGCAGGTATGCCCAAGCCGCAGAGCGTCCCGGTGCCCCGCCGTGCAGCCAGATGCCGGAGCGTTTCGACGCCCGCAGCGCGTCCCCGCTGATCGGGTTCATGGTTATGACCGCATGTACACCGTAGGTTGACGCCGGAGCCACTGGGCCGCGCTTCCCGCACTGCCACAGCCCCGTAGGCGTGTCGCCGAACGGCAACAGAGGGTTCCTGGTCGGGTTGCCTTCCTGACGCGCCCTTGCGTTGTCGGAGCGGCCCAGGACCGGGCAGCGGTGGATTACCGCGCCATCGTCGAGGGCCACGAGTTCGCCGGGGATGTCGCGATTCTTGGGGAGGGTTGCGCGGAGGATCACGGCTTCACCCGATAGTGCGGGACGCGCCGCACCCCGGCAGGCGTCTGGACTTTGAACTCGCGCATCTCAACGCGGCCCGCCGGAATGCCGGAGGAAAGCAGTGTTGACGTATGCGGGCGGCTCAGGCTCCAGGCTTCGGCCCACTGTTGGCAGGTTCGCCAGCCGTCCGGGACAGTTTCGACGCTGCCCGAGATTTCGCGCCGGAGTAGGGCGAGGGCTTCTAGAGCATCCATCGGACATCCTCCTTTTCGCCGTGCTTGCAGTCCCAGGATTCGAGGTATAAGTGCGAGTGCGTGTCACTGAAGTAGCCCCAGACCATGCCGTGCTTCCAGCGAAGCGTATTCCGCCGATCTGCCGCATAACCGAACTTGTCTGGGTCACCCATCATTCCGACGCACCACGCTTGATCCGCTTCAGTATTCCGAGCGATAGCAGTTCCTGGGACGTGGAGATGAGCAATTACACAGCGCCCATAGGCCTCGGCGTGATCCCGGATGGCCTGCTCGTTGTACATCCAGCCGTGGCCCCAAAGCGTCCCGCCGAACTCGTGCCAGCCGCCGCGCTGCCGGTAGGGCTTGACGATTGTTCCATTCTCCCGATCTACTTCGGCCAAGTCGTTGAACAGCGCCGATGCTGCAAAGCGGATGATCTTGTTTGGGTGATTCGATAGCTTCGTCACCCGGTTGTCGTGGTTCCCGAAGCAACGATGGGTAGGTTGGTACATCTCCAACCAACGCTTGGACGCCGCGAAGTCTTCGACCAGATCCTGGTCCAAGTCTCCGGCCCCGGCCCCAGTCCGGAACGCGGCCCAATCGTTGATGTCGCCGAGATCAAGCGAGACGTCGGGTTCGAACTGCCGCTTGAACTCTACGACGGCAGCAGCAGCAACCGGGCATATCAATGGGCCGTGAGTACAACCCACGGCCATGATCTTGCGCCAGGAGGACATCGGCTACGGGACCGCCACCTTCGCCGACTCCCGCAATTCCGTCACCTCAACCGCCACGATCTCGACCTCGCCCAACACCCAGCCCGCGCCGGATTCATACGTTTCGTGGGCGTCGGTGTATTTCACCAGCGTGTCCAGGTGGCCGTCCTTGCGGAAGGTCATGGCGATGCGATAGGCGCGGATGGTCGGGTCGGAAGACCGCACCCATACCTGCTGGCCCTTCTCGTTGGGGAACATTGTTGCGCCGGTCGTCTTCCGCAGCATCGGGTAGTCGATGCACTGCACCCGAACGTAGCCGGTGGCCGTTTTCGTTTCGCGACCGCAGAGGTCGGAGGGTTGCGCGGAGGCCACCGCAGCCCATGCGAAGCACGCGGCCAGAGCGATGACCGCAAACGTGAACAGGTCAATGAGGAACGTCCGAATACTCATTACTTCTTCACCTCCGCCTTCGCCTCGGCCTTCTTCACCGACGCCGTGGCCTGGTCGAACTGGCACGCGGCAAGGTCGATCCCAGCGCGCTTGCAAGCGGACTCGAAGACCTTCTGCGCGTCGGCCTGGATGTCTTTCTTCTGGCTCTCGAGCAGCGCCAGCTTGAGTTGCGCGTTTTCGAGGGCGAGCTTTTCCTCGTTGGTGAGCGGAGTCTGCCCGAGGGCAAGCGCCGCAATGGTCAGTGTCAGTGTGATGGTACGCATAAAATCATTGCGCCTTTGCCGCATCGAACAGGGCCTTCCGCGCCGTTTCGATAGCAGTTTCGCGGGCTTTGAGATCGTCGATCAGCGGCTTGAGTTGGGAGGATGGATACAGCAACGCGAGCTCCTTCGCCTTCTCGATTACGAGGGCGCGGACGTACAGCGCGGGGTTCGCGAACTTCGCGCGGCAGTTGATCTTGTTGCCGTCGGCGTCCAGGTCGCATGCCTGTTCTGCCGCGATGGACTGCTGCAGAATCTGCAAGCCGGCTGCGGCTGGTGGGCCAGTGATGACAGATTCATGCTTCGTCCCGTCTGGCATTGTGACTACGATGCGAAGCGCGGACTTATCTTGGGCAAGCGCGAACGCCGCGAAAATTAAGAGTAGTAGGGTGGTACGCATAAATCTTTACCGGGCAGGTTCCCAGATGTAGGTCACCGTGAACGACGGTTCGCAGTGGATCGGCACTTCCAGCGTGTTAAGCCACGCAGCCATTTTCACGACCAGGACGTGATCGGCTTCGAGGAGTCCACCAGCTGAAACATCATCGTTAAACGCAGCGCGGGCTGGCTTGCCGCTCGTTGCTACCTGGACATAGAGCATCGTGTTGTCTGCTGCCCAATCGGCGCGAACGGAGCCATCAGGCGCGGTCGTGGTCAGCCCAAATAATGCGCCCGCGTAACCCATGCGGTAGTCTGCCGCCTGAAGGCGTTTCGGCCATATCAGGAAGTCGCCTTGAGCCTTCAGGATTCGTACCCGATGGCCTACTGGCGGCTTGAACGTGATCCGGTGCAGGGTGTACCCCGCACGGCCCCAAGTGTCCTGTCGAGTGTCGAGGTCGCCGAGGATGTCCGATGAAAAGTTTGTCGCCAACATACACGGCGCTTGGCGCGTGCAGGAAAAAGCAGGAAGAGAAAACAGGAGTAAGAGTAGTATCATCACATAGCCACCTTGCGAGTTGCCCCGCCGTTGCAAACTTGAAGTTCGTTCGTATCGGTCCTAAAGCCGATCCACCCATTAGTCACGCCAGAACAGGAAGCGTCACCGCCAGAGAAGGTGCGGATGTAGAAGTTGCCCGACCCGACGAAAATGGTTGAATTCGTGCCTGATGCCGTCGATATGCCGCCGTTGGCCGTGATTGCGCCGCTAAACGTACCGGTGCCAAGGTTGGTCAGATTCCGGCTGCTGTCCATCCACTGAGTACCGTTCATAAATGCCGAGGTGGACAGGTACAGCGTTCGCCATGGCGTACCGGAGTAGCCAAGATCTCCGTTACTACTGCCGACGTCCAGCGGGTACAGAGTGCCACGAATGCCCCACTGCGTATTACTCGCACTGACAACAACGATACTCATTTCGGTCTGGCCACCAGACCCAGAATCGAGGAAATAGGTCGAAGCCCCGTTAAGCCGATGACGCCAGAAACTAGTGACCGTTGTCCCGTTTGCGATTTCTAGATTCGCAGTGTTGACGAACTGCCCGTAGATATTCCTGAACCGCGTCGAAGACCCGATGTCATAAGCGTCCGTAGTTGTAGCGGCAATCGATGCCGTGAAAGTCTTCGTGCCGGTTATCGTCTGGTTGGTGTTGGTCGTAACGCAAGTAGCGCAAGCGCCCAGCGGCTCCCATGTCCCATCCCCGCTGCCGTTCGAGGTCAGAACTCGCCCCGCCGCCGCGCCAGCGGTCAGCCGGAGCCCCGTACTGAGGTACAGCGTTCGCCATGGCGTACCGGAGTAGCCAAGATCTCCGTTACTGCCGCCGACGTTCAGCGGGTACAGGGTCCCTCTAAACCCAGCCCCGGAGTTGGTAGAACTCAGGGTCTCTAGCCTTACCTCAAGCTGTGACGCCGAGCCGCTCGATATCTCATAAGCGGAGGCGGAGTTGAGATTATGCCGCCAGAATGACGCCACGGTGATTCCGTTGGCGACTTCGATATTTGCGGCATTCACCGCCTGCCCGTAGATATTCCTGAAGCGGGAAGAAGATCCGATATCATGCGTATCAGTCGCGCTCGCCGCCAACGAACCGCCGAACGTCGTAATACCGGACACCGTAGCCGTCCCCGCCACAGCCAACCCCGCCGCATTCACGACCACGGAAGCCGTCCGCGTCGCCGCGCCGTTGGCGGTGGTTTCCAAGCGCAGTTCCGTGCCCTGCGCTGATCCCGGCGTCCAGTTCTGCGTGGCGAATGCCGTGATGTTCGCGCCGTTGTAATTAGTCCCGCCTGTCCTTAACCCGAAGGCATAAAACGCAAGCCGGTCGCCCGATGCCGGAGCGGTCTCAATAGCCGCCTGGATGCCCGCGCCGCCCGATGGCGAAGGCGTGCCGGAGTTGTGGATGCGGAGGCCGTTCACGTCCACAGCACGGCTGAACAGCGTTGCTGTGGTCAGGTCCGTCGAGCCGACTGCGAGGGCCCCCGCAAAGGTCGAGGTGTTACCGAACGTCGCCGCGCCGGTAGCGCGAAACGTGCCGGATACGTCGAGCTTCGCGGACGGAGATGTACACCCGACGCAAACCGAGCCACCAGAATTCACCAGAGCGATGTCCCGCCAAGCCACACCCTGCGAAAGTGCATTGATGGAAAAGTACGGCGTCGCGGCTGAAGCAACGAACGCCAGAAATGCACCTTGGCCGGGGGCTCCGGTGTCTCCGTTTCCGATGTGGAGCGTCGTATCGGCGGTATTCGTCCCGCTGTAAACCTTCGCAGTGGCTCCGATCACTTCGAGCGCGTGCGCTGGAGTCGACGTATTGATGCCCAGGGAGCCTGCCACGGTCGCGCCTGATGCGCGGGCAACTACCGATGCTGTCCGCGTCGCCGCGCCGTTGGCGGTGGTTTCCAAGCGCAGTTCGGTGCCTTGCGCCGAACCAAGCGTCCAGGTTTGGGTCGTGAAGGCAGTCACCGACGCGCCGTTGTAGCGGGTGCCGGAGACGAAGCTGCCGAAGCTGTAGAACGCGAGCCGATCCCCGCTGGAAGGCGTCGATTCCATCGCCGCCTGAATCCCAGCGCCAGCCGTGCTCGATGACGTTCCACTGTTGTGGATGGCGAGGACGTTGACGTCGGAAGTTCGCGCCAGCAGACGAGCGATTGATGTCGTCGTGTCGCCAATTGCGACGTTTCCGGTGTTGTAGTAGAGGTCGCTCCCGCTCACCACCCACGGCGACGTAGCAGGCGTGGCCCAGTCGCCGCTGCCATCGGTGCCGGTGGCGGTCCAGACTTGGCCTACGGTCGAGGAAGTCCCGAGTTTCACGGTGCCCGCGAAATCCACGTCATAGCCCCAGATCTTCCCCATGCGAACCGACGAGGAGCCGATCGGCGTCCCGCCGTCCGTGCCGCCCGCAAATGCAGTCGTCGCCGTGATGGTTCCGGCCGTCGCGGAGCCCGCGCTCAATGCGTTCGTGATGGTGGCAGCATCGCCCCAGATGGACAACCAACGCGCGGAGGTATTGCCAAGCGTCGGCATTGCCGAGTCGTTCACCGCGTCGCCGTCTGCCGTGGCGCGCTGAGCGGGCCGGAGTTCGCCGAACACGCGAACATAGTTCGCCGCGCTGGATGCCTCTTGCCGTACCGCTTGCAATGCACGAGAGCCGCCATTGTCGCGGAGAGTCCACGCGCTCGTTACGGTCGTCGCGTTTGCCCGTTGGTCCCAGAATGCCGTGCCGCCGAGGATGTCCGAGATCTCCAGCTTGCGGACCTTCGTGTAGGCGGCCGCCACGCCACCGGGGGCCGCGTTGATGTTTTCGACGTTGAGAGTCTGGAAATAGTTCGTCGCGTCCCCGATATCCGCCGTCGAAGGCGACGTCGTGAGCATGTGCGAGGAGATCGTAGCCGTCCCCGCAACAGCAAGCGTACTCCCCAACGTCACCGCCCCAGTCGCTCGAAACGTCCCGCCCACGTTGAACAGGAACGATGTATCGATTGCGCCCACGCCCACGACACCTTCACGCGGCTGTAGAAGCAACTGATTATTGACGCCCCCGTAGGCGTACGTCGTTGGGTCCGTCTGCCCGTCAAGCATCGTCTGGATGCCCATCTGGTTATCGGCAATTCGATACATCACGAGCCGATCAGCGCCGGCGACACCGAAGTACTTGTACCCTTCGACCTCCTGGTTGGTCGTCGTTAGGACCGCGCCCACACCAGGGCAGGCCGCGAAAGACAACACTCCCGCCGTGGTGCCTGTAAGGCAGTGGCCGTTCGATGCGGGCGCGGCGCTGGGCAGGGTGAGGGTGTAGGAGGCGGTGGCCGTAGTGGGCGCTTGGATCGTCACCAGCTTGCCGTCTGCCCGCCGAGTCAAAAATTGCAGTTGCCCGGTGCTGACGTCGTTGGATGACGGATAGATGGCTATGTCACTAACGCGGAACTGCGCCAGCGCTGGGAGCGAGAATGCAAGTAGGGCAAGGAGTCTCATTAGATCAGTCCGAAGGCTGGAGTATTGCAGCGGACGTGCTTTCCGTCGCGCATTGTCATGAACTGAAAGACGTTGAGCAGATTCGGGGTCGAGTCGATCCCGACAGCTCCAACGCCGCGAAAATTGCCGCCCCAAACAAGCACTCTCCCGTCTGTACCATCGTTCTCGATGATCACGGTGAACATCGTTCCGGGCGTCGATGGGTCGGTGCCAAAAACGGCATCGCTGATCGTGGTGGTGGCGCGGTCGAGTAGGATTTCCTGAGTGAGCCCGTTCGACAGGTCAAGCGTGATCGTCGTAGCCCCGCCAACGTAATAGATGCCGCCTGAAGTGCTGTAAGGAGCCGCAGGCGTCAGAACTCCGCCCGAGATAACGCCGCTCGACGTTCCGCCGCCGATCATGGCTTTCCAGTACTCCTGGATGCCAATGATGGATGTTCCACTGATAGCCCGCACGCGCGCCTTGAGATACTGGCCAGCGACGTCCGTCAGGTAGACCTCATTTACCAGATACGTGGCCGAACTCACCCCGCGCGGGGTATTCGCTACGGTCTGGAGTTGCCCCGGTTTGACCGTAGCGCAAAGCGGCTCAATAATCTGGTCGGTCTCATACTCGACCTCGACAACCGGGTTCTTCCGCGCCGCGATCACGGCCTCAGCCGCTAAGAATGCTTGGACTTGCCCGATCTCCCGCTCTGTGTAACGCTCATATCGTCCGCTGCCGCCGTCTTCCTGCGTGATCGTTGCCGCGATATCAGTGGCGTCCTCGGCAGTCACCACGTCGGCCCCGAGTTTCTGGTAGATGACCTGAAGCGTGTTATCGGTCGTAAGGACGTCGTTTGCGCTGTTCTGCCGGATCTTCGTTGATCCGTATTCCCAGTACCAGTCCCGGTCGGTATCGGCGAGGAACTGCCCGATTTCGGCAACCTGTCCATCTACGCTGATGCTGACGATCTGGGCGACTTGGTTGGTCAGTGTGAACGTCCGCGCAGATCCGTCGCCCGGGAACGATTCAGTCTCGCTGACGATCTGGTTCCAAGGCACCCGGGTCAGGATCGCGTTTACCTTGTCTTCGCGGGTACGCCGGATGCGGAGTGAGCGATAATTGGCGCTGCTGGTCGAGATACTGAACGGTGCCGCTGCAAACGTGCGCGGCTTGAAGTACAGTTCCAGCTCCTCGTCCATCCACACAGCGAAGCCGCATACTTGGGCGAGTTCGTTGATCGCTTCCATAACGCTGGTGTTGGCGTCGAACGTCACCACGTCGAGCACAGCGCCCGCGTCGACGTTCGTGGTGCCGATGCCCTCGTTCGATGCGTAGTTAGTCACTAGGTCCACCACGACATCGCCCGCGCGGGTGGTGAGCAGGACCTGGTCCAGCGTGCCGTCGTCCAGGATGTTTACCGCACTGCCGCCGCTCGTCAGGGATAGCTGGAGCGTGCTCCCGGATGCGCCGATGACAAAGTACTCGATGGTTGCATCGAGCCCGTCGCAAAGCGTTCCCTGCGCGTGCGCCTTTACACGTACCCGGTCCCCGTTGCTACGGCCGTGCGCGGATACCGTCGTCAGCGTGTCCGTTGCCGGATTGGCGGTGAAAAGAAACGTTCCGTTGTAGTGCGCCGGAACAGACGTGCTCGGGTTGTAGCAGCGCCGCCGATCCAAGCGCTGCTCCCAGGTGATGCCCCGGATATCATAAAACGCGCCTGCGGCTGAGCCCGCCTCAGTGATCGAAACCTCGGATACCTCATCGACCGATCCGGCCCATAGCTTCGTTGCTCCGTCGAACAGTTCGATTTCGTGGCCCTGCTCAGGTCGATACGCGCCGCTCGTTGAGATCACGCGCATATTGAACGATCCACGCTGACCGGCCGTCGCCGCGATGTTTAGCGAGTAGTGAGCGATTTCCCGGACGGCGCCGTCGATGTAGACGTCTAGGCTCACTTCGGGATGACTCCAAGTTGCTTCAGTTCGCGCGTGATGGCTTCGAGCATCTGCCGCGGATCGCCGCCGTGGACATTGATGTTCACCGTTGCGCCGCCGCCACCAGCAACGCTCATCTGGCGCGTCTCCATGCGGATCAGCGAGTCCCAAATGTCCTTCAGTTTTGGCAGGTATTCGTTATGCTTTTCGAGGATGTGCAGCAGGTGAATCTGGGAAAACCGGACTTCCTTCTCGATCAGGTCAAGCGTCTTGTTCATGCCAGCCATCTGGAAATTGCCGATTACTCCAGACACCAGCGAGCCGATGCTGGTGACCATGCCGAGGATGCCGCCCGACGCAGCAGACACGGCAGAGCCTACGCCGCCTTGAGCGCCACCACCGCCCGACGTGCCACCGCCACCGGAGCCGCCGAGGATGCCGCCAATCTTCGCGCCCACGCCGCCAAGCTTGGTCAGCAGCTTGCCGAGAAGCTTGATGCCTTCGTTGACCGCGAACTCGATGCCGGTCCGCAGTAGGCCATCGACCGCCGCGTTGCCAACCTTCCGCATCGCTTCGCCGATACTCTCTGTTCCACGGATGATATTGACGATGGCGCGGGAGAAGTCGGTTTGGATCGTGGAGACTTGGCGCGAGATACCCGTTCGGACGTTCTTCCATGAGTCTTGCGCGCCCTTCGCCGTCTGCCGGATGATTTCAAGATTGCGTTGGGAGGAGCGGGCCGCGTCGGCAGAGTTGAGCGTAGCGCCCGCGCCTGTCGGGTCGCCGGTGACGATCATCTGACCCAGCGCCAAATTCCGCGCCGATTGCGCTGCGGTCTGGATGTCGCCAATCGCCATCATAGCCCGCTCAGCCGCGAAGTCGAAAGAGTCGGCAACATCGACCATTGCGGGGCGGATGCCGCCCACGCCGTCGATGAATTTCAGGTACTCTTGTCCGAGTGATTCCGTAGCACGTTGCAGATCGATCGTGCTAACCTTGCCATCCTTGAAGGCTTGCTCGATGACACCGAGCGCCTGCCGCGCCCGCGCAAAGCCGCCGATGGCGTCGGAGGTATTCGAGACTCCGAGGCGCGTGAACGCTTGCGCCAGTTGGTCGACGGCTTCTTTGGCTGCAGTGATCGCGGGCTTCAGCTTGCCATTGGCCGCGCCGTTCTTATCCGTTGCCGCCGTCGCTTCGTCCAACTTGCCGCGAACGCGCCCGAGTTGGCTTTCCAGTTCACCGCGCCTAAGAATGGCCTCGTTCTCGTTGACGGCAGCTTTTAGGCTGGTAGACAGGTTCGACCGAATCGCCTCGTCCATCGCACGGGATTCGCCGTTCCACTTGCGGAGCGCATCGGCCCCGGACTCGAACACCTTTGCGAACGCAAAAATAGGCGAAAGCATTCGGGCTGTTTCCGCTGCCAAGTTGTAGATATTGCGCAGGATATCGAATATCTGCTTATGGATAACGATAGAAGCGTTGAAAACGGCGCTAGCACTTTTCCACGATGCCTCGAACCCTTTTAGGCCGCCAGTTGCAAACATTAATTCTTTTGAAAACTCGCCGAACGACTTAGTCAATCTGGCAACATCCTCAGCCGTGCGAATTGCCAAAACAACGACGCCAAATGCAGCCCCCAAGGCGTTACTCGCTTGGCTAGTGATATCAAACGCAACCTTGACACGCTTGAGCGCTGAGGTTATTGCGGCTGTCTTTTCGACCAGAGTTCCAACTACTACCAGCACCAACGGGAGCGCAGCAGACAGCGCCGTAATTCCGACCACAGCGTCCTGGGCTCCGGGATTCATTGCTGAAAATGCCTTGGCCAATTCCTTGGCCTTCTCAATCGCAGGATTTAGAAACTCATTCAGTACCCGCTGGCCATACGGCAACAACGACTTTCCAAACTCAGCCGCCGTCTCGAATGCGGATTCCTTCAGGTTTTCGAGCGAGTTCGCAAACGTCGCGCCGGCGCGTTCGCCCTTGCCGAGTTCGGCGACGATGATATCGATGAACTGCTTCGAACTAATCCCGAGCCGCTCGAACGTCTTCGCGGGGTCGCCCAACGACTCCGGCCCGAACTTCTCGCGCATGATCGCCGCGATCTGCGGGATGCGCTCGATGATAGGGTCGAGATTTTCTTTGGTGACTTTGCCCACTGCCGAAAGCTGCGACAATTGCCGGATGACTTCGCGGAAGTCCTCTTTCCCGCCGCCAACCGTCGCTAGGGCGTTCCCCAGCTCCATCATCACCTTGCGGGATTCGTCGGCGCTGCTGCCGAGGGTCTGGAGCCGGATGGAACCCTGTACCGCTTCCTGGAGGCCAAGGCCGGGGAGCTTCGAGACAACCTTCAGCCGCTCCAGTTCCTTGCCCGCCGCCGTGGTCGATTTCATCGTCGCGGCGAGGCCCTTTTCGAGCTTCTCCATGTCCGCAGCCGCAGCGAGAGCGCCAGCGCCCGCCGCGATCAGCGGGGCGCTGAAGCCGATAGAAAGAGCCTGACCAGCCTGCGACATCGACGCGCCGAAGCGCTGGATCTTGCCTAGTGAGGCGTTCAGCTTCTTGTCGAAGTCGTCGGTCGACGCGCCGATCCGAACGATGAGATTAGACAGTACACCCATTAGCCTTTAGCCCTTGCCTGCTGCATTGCCTTTTCTTGTTCGTCGTTCTTGATCTTTAGGTACGCGGCCCATTCGGCGAACTCTGACGACGGCATTTCGTCGAGTAGTCGCCATACGGGCATGTGGAGGATTTCGGCGAGCGCAAAGGCGAACCTGCGCTCGCCCTCTAGTTTTTTTCGAGGTCCTTGGCGGTGTCCTCGGTCATGCCGGAGAGCTTCAGAATCTCCGTAACGACACGGTCAAGAACTGCGCCGGACTTCTGCAGCAGCGCGTCCTGGTGCGCGGGCTCGAACACCTTCGCGCCGTTCTCGTCGGTCAGCGTGGCGATAACCAGCCGCACCACGGCGAGCGCGGGAGTCCTCTTGGCGTCCTCGCCGAACTTCACGCGCTCGGCCGCCGTGATCTCACGGATGCCCACCGTAACGCCCCATTCGGGGACTTCCACCGTCGCCGTCTTCAGTGGCGTGGCGAGGATCTTATCTGCAATTCCCATGTGTCTCCTTTAGCTCGCCGCGTAGTCCACCACTCCATGCGCGGAGAACTGGACATTCTGTTTGACGGTTTCGTTGACGCCGCTGGTCGTGCCTTGGCTCGACAGCATCGCGCCGAACAGGTAGCGATCCGCGCCGCTCACGTTGAGATAACACGCCAGCACGAAATAGCGCGTGCCGTTGGTGAAAAAATACTCGTCCTCGTAGAACCGCTGAAACGAACACGTCGCCTCGCGCATAACGCAGGTGCGCTCCTTCCACGAGTCCCCGAAGGTCTGGGTTTCCTCGAGCATCGGTTGAACGTCGAGCGTCCACTCGAAGCCCTGCGCGGCCTGGGCTAACGTCAGGTACTCACCAGTGACGGTGATGGTGCCCGCGGGCGTATAGTCCTGGAAGTAAACCTTCCCTGTTCCGTAGGCTACCTGATACCGGCTGGATGGAACCGTCGAGACGCCATCTAAGACAGTCAACGCAGCGTTAGGGTTGATCGCTCTTTTCGCCGCGTCGGTGATCTGATAGACACCAGAGCCGAGCGAGGTGGTGGCCTCGCCCGTCATGCTGGTGCCGGAAACACTGGCGATGTAAATGTCGGCGTTACGCCCTGCGAGTACGGCCATGGTGCCTCCTTAGGCGTAGGTCAGTGCGCCGGTCCCGGTCACGGTGTAGTTCACCGTAATCAGCCCGTTCTCGGCAGCGGCGATGGATGCCTGAACGAATGCCGTACCGCTGTAATAGTTGGTGCCGTCGATGTAGAACCGCGCGGCTACACTGGTGCCGCCGAGAAACGCCGTCTGCATGGCCACATGCCCGTTGGTGTCGGTGTCATCGAATCGCCCGGATGCCGAGCCGCTCCATTCGCGAATCGTTGCGGATCGCTCTTTCCAGACGTCGCCAAAAGCCTGCGTCTCTTCCAATCCGGTCGAGACATCCAGAGTCCAGTTGTCGATTTCTGCTACTACGTTCGTGCTGAGCCGGAAAGAACCGGCATTTCCTGCCATGATTGCCATAAGGCCTCCTAGATGTCGTGGATAAAGTCGAACTCCAGCACGGTGGCGTAGAGCTTGGAATCGGTTTCGAGGGCGTCTTCGTACTCGTTCCGTCGCCCGTTTAAGTGCGTGCTTTTGACGCCGAGGCCGGAGACGTCGGCGATGGCCTGCTCTTGGCCGATGATGGCCGTGTAGACGAGGTCCGCCAGGTCGTCGGATGCCTTCGGGTTGCCCTGCGCCATGCAGTACAACGACACCGGGCGGCGTGTTGCGGTCGGAATCTGCCGCCCGATGGAGTGGAACGGCTGGTCGTCCATCGTCTCGATGATGATGGCCGGATACTTCGTCACTCGCCCCTGATCGGCGTGGGCATCGAAGACGCGATCGGCCACGATGGTCACCACGTCGGGCACGGTTTGCAGGTAGCGGAAGAGAGCCTGATAGATCCTCATGCGGCCCTTCCGATGGCATCAAACGCGGCTTTAACGCGCTGCTCCAATAACCGCTTGATCCGCAAGCGTTGGGACTTGATCGCGTTTTGAAAGAACGGGTTTGGCCGGCTGCCGGGGTGTTGGATCTTCGTCCGCACCTGATCGCCAACCCGCGCAAGCCACTGGAACGCCCGCGCCGCTATCCGCATTTTCTTGCCAGCAATCGTGTGCGGCTTCGTCCCGAACTCGACTAGATGCGCGTGGGGTGCCGCATCTTTCAACGTGAAAGCGAACGCCTGCAAGAAGTTTTTGTATTTGCGCCCAGAGGCGGCCCTGAGCGATTCCCGCAACCCGCCCGGCTGATACGTCTTTCCGCGCTGGCGCGTCGCGTAGGGCGCGATGGGTGCGCGGCGGGCGGCC